GATACTTTGCGTGATTCAGCAATTCCCATCCGCCGTCAATTTCTCTAATTCTGCGCCCGTCGTGTGACTTGGTGCGGCTGTATTCGTCCGGTGATTCTAGGCAGGCTAATGCCGCGTTGCATTGCTGCAATGTCACCCCAGCACGTTTGGCGAGCCCAGGAACGCTTGCGTGAACTTCTCCAGTTCGGTCACACATGGCAAGCATGGTGATCCATACAACTTTCGTTTCAAGCGGCTCCTGCCAGATGGTGGAATCAAGAATCGAATTGAATAGTTTCGTAAATTGCATATTCTGGATCATACAGCTTTGTGTATGTTTTGTCAATGTTTTTGCTGACAGTGTATCAATGTGTAAACGCGTAACGCTTTGCCGTTACCGTAACGCTACGTCACGCGCCATTTGCATCATTCCGGTTGATTGTCAAGTTTCGGCGGCGTCGTCATGGATTGCGATGTCGAGCGATTCTAAAGCCTCCTCAAATGTTTTTCGGTATTCGCTAACTACTGGAAGTCTATTTTTCCATGATACCGCAGCCCGATAGCCTCGCATGTATTTTTGACAATTCAGGTGCGCCCCGTGTTCGATTGCTATTGTTATCCAGTCAAATTTCATGGTCTTAAAAAAGAGTTAATTGTGCTTTTGCGTTCGCTAGGTTCTGGCATGCTTGATTAAAATACGACTCCTTCAATTCGCTGCCAATGAATCGTCGGCCAAGCTGTAACGACTTGTAACCTTCGCTGCCAATGCCCGTGAACGGTGAATAAACAAGGTCGCCTGGATTGCTCCATAATGTTACGGCGCGTTCGATCACGTCGAGCTGCAAAGGGCTAATGTGCTTTTCGTCTTTGTGATCCTTCGCCCCGTCTTTATTCAGCACGTTTCCTGGATCGACTGTCATCCATACAGGACTGGCGACTTCTTGCCACCATGACACTGGAAATTGATTTGCGTCCTTGGTGATCGGCTTTGGATTCTTGCCAGGTGCTTTAAAAACAAGCAAATAGTCAGCGCATCCGACACGGGAATCTGAACTGTCTTTTTTTAGCGTGGCATGAAGCAATCCATGCGCTTTAGTCCGTTGCATTTCTGTCACCGGTGATTTCCATATACAAATCCTTGAGTGAAACAAAAAACCATGCCGCCAAAATGCGCGAATGATTTCACCGCTGAAATCTTGAAATTGTATGTTGCCGTGCTTCCACTTGGTAGCAAGCAAGTCTACGCAATGCACCGCAACTTCGCGCCCCGGCACCATGATCCTTTTCATTTCTTCGATCAGGATTTCAAAGTGCGCAGTAAAGTCGTCCAATCCATCGCAATTTCCCATGTCCTGCGGATCGTTGCTGTAAGTAAACAAATCAGCGAAAGGAGGACTGAACACGGAGAAGTCAATCGAATGATCTTCAATTTCCCGCGCCACTCTCACGCAATCGCCGTGGTAAACTTCCCACCCGTCGCCCGTCATTTTATCAATAGTTGTTTTCATAGCATTTTTTCTGTTAGCAGATTCTCGGAAGCATTCAGCGGCAATCTTCATTTGCGATTGCATTTGCTCATGCTGTTTGATTTTCCGTTTGATTGTTTTCATAATCGGCCCCTCGGTCGTCGCGTGTATGACATAGGCATTTACTTCCCGCTTTTGTCCAAAACGATAGGATCGGCGCAAGGCTTGATAAAAGTCCTCAAACGAATAGGATAATCCGACAACTGCGACGTTTCGGCAATGCTGCCAATTCATACCATAGCCGAAGATACCGCTCTTGCTGATTAAAACGCGATGCTTGCCGTCCACAAATCCATTTGCGGCATTTTCCTTGTATTTTGCAGTGTCGCTCCCTTTGACCTCGATGGCGTCTGGAATCGCTTTTTTGAGCATGTCGCTTTCAAGATTTGTGTTGCACCAAACGATCCACGATTCGGACGATGGATTGACTAACTTTGCCACCTCATCAACGCGGTGTTGAGCGGTCATGCGCATCTCCTTGTGCATTGTCGTAGCTGATAGCGTGGCCACTCTAAACATCTCTCCTTCATCCGCTCCGGTCGTTTCGTCAACGTCAACAATGATCGTTTCAAGATTTAGCTTCGGAAGGTTATAATCCTTGTCATCAAATCCAATATCGGACGGTTTCGAGATGCAAGCCGCCCATGAACTGACCCATTCCCAAAATGCCGTCTCAGCGTGTTTCTTTAATCTCCAGTCGCCCGTGTTGAATGTGTCGTTGACGAAGAACGTCGCCAGCATTTGAGCGGGTGAGCATACTCCAAGAAAATCCGCGTGTTGCCCGAACTCGGTGTAATCGTTCGGAGATGGCGTTGCCGTGCAGCAAAGCCGAAAACGAGTATCGGCAAAACGATCAGTCAATCGACGCCGTGTTTTGCCTGTGAAGTTTTTTAAAATGCTGGATTCATCCAATACTACCCCGGCAAAGTTCACGTTGTCGAAGTGATCTAGTTTATCGTAGTTGGTGATGTAAATTCCCGCATCGGTAATTTCCGATTCTTCGGATACTACCTTTGCATTATATCCGAACTTGTGCGCTTCGGATTCCGTTTGCTTGGCGACTGACAGCGGAGTCAAGATTAACACCGCGCCGGATGTCTCCATTACTACTTGATGCGCCCATTCCAGTTGTTGTAGAGTTTTACCAAGTCCGCATTCTTCGAATAGTGCTGCGCGTCCTTTTTTTACCGCCCATTCCACTACTTGTTTTTGCCAGTCGAAAAGGCTTGCCGTGATTGGCTTTAATACAAAGCCATGTTCCATGGCTTTGCGTATCTTTCCATTGATAAACTCATCGTAATTCATAGCTTGTGTTTTCATAGTTTGTTTTCTGTGCCGCCGCAATCTAAGCAGCAATTTGATAAAAGTAAATCATTTTTTTCAATCTTTGTAATGTGGCAAAATCTCCAGTTCTACGGCTGGCCCTTTGTCGCGCCGGGTGTCATCTTGCCTGCCGTTTGTCCATACAATATGTTTTGGCGAGTCGTCAACAAACCATCCGATTGCGACAAGAGCGTCCTCGATCTCCTTCCAGTTTCCGCGCAAGATTGAAGACGAATCCCACAAGCGTTCGCCCTTGCCTAGAATGCGCGTTACAGTGACCGTTACTGGCATTGCAAACGGTGATCTTGCTAAGCCGAGTGCGCGCAGTTTTTTCTCCACTTTGTCACGAAAGGCTGCCGACATATACCAGGCATTTCCGCGTCCGGTGTTGCCGTTTGTGAGCTTGATTGGAAGAATGATTGTCATAAAATTAGAACATGGCGCATCAGGAAAGGCTCTTGCCTTCCTGTGCTTGGCTGTTCGCGGAAGAAATGGAATCCACCCTCGCCTGTAAATCTCGCTTTATTGACCGCAGCAATGCCACTCTGTCAGTCGCCGCGTCATGCAATGATCTAAGCCCTTCCTCGTGGTCTATCGCGTCGGACAGCCTCGCATCGGTGATCCTCATGTCAGTCCTCAATATCTCCATTGCCATCCGTTCAGGAGAACCGCTAACAAGTCGTGGCTGACCAACCGGCAATAGTTTTTCAATTTCACTCATGATCTTTTCTTTCGCTGCCGGTGGCAGCACTTTTTTCGTTTTGTGAAAGTTCCTTCATAACGCTGCTAATCTTCCAAAACTGATCCTCATACATTGCGCGGAAATCTTGCAATGAGTCTCCAAGTTTTTCAGTAAATCTATCTGCTTGAACGCGGACGTAATACAGCGGCTTGCCCTTGAAATAAGCGGCAAAGTGCCATTGATCGACTTCGCAGATTGCCATGCCTGCATGAACCTGGAGCTTGTATTCGTCAGGTAGTCCGCCATCGAACAGATAGCCGTAAAAAGTTGCCAGCGTCGGGCATTTGACTTCGGCGCCAGCCACAAGTATGCCGTCCTGATAAATAAGTCCATCAGGCGAGCATGAAACAACGCCGTTCGGATCGTCTCCCATGATGCACATGCCGACGGGGTCAATCTGCATCCCGATTCGATCTTGCAAAGTTGCCAGCGCGTCCGGTTCAAGATCATTTCCGCGCCGGGTGTGTTTGTTGCCGCTGAATTTTTCGCCAGTGTAATGACTAAGCCATTCTTGTAGTCCATAATCGTCCAGTCCGGCAATTGCGTCGGGATTCGTGCGAATCTCGTTTGCCGCGTCGAGTCCTGCAATGAGCTTGTCGATTGCAGCAATGGCCGCACTTGACTTTGACAACGCGCCTGTTGCCGTGATGCTCGATTTCAACGCGCTCCCTGTCAAACGCCATAGCCGCGCCGTGATCCAGTCGAGGCTCCCTTGTTCGGTTTCGAGTATGATCATTCTTCCACCTCCACGAATTTTCTGAGCTTTCTTCCAAATGGTGGCGTATATTTTTCGTGACTGCAAAAACTGAAGTGTCCAGAGGCGTTGCAATCAGCCCAAATCACGTGCGGTTCAGGCTTGGCGCGGTAGTCAAATGCTTCAAAATCCCATGTAGGTTTTTCAGTTAGTCTCCAAAAATTTCCCTCTGTGGCTTTGTGTTCTACCTTGCCACCGTTTCTGTGGTAAGTAATAACTGCAATCATTTCGTCGTGTGTCATGGCTCATTCCCTCCTTCCTGTTCTGTTGCGTCCACGATGACCGTGGCGGCGTTTTCCGTCGTTTCAGGTGTCGATAGCGCAAACGGGTAAATCGGGGGCTGTGGCGGCGGTGTGACGTTGCGATATTCTGTTTCTTCATCGCGCCGGATAACGTCTTGAATTTCCGGTGACAACGGTAGCCATTTCGATGCACGGCGAAATACCGTCTTTTTTGCCATCTCATCGAAGTCAGTCACCCATGGCCCGGAACTGCTGGCGCGTGATCTTTTTCGGATCGCCTCGCATTCATCACGGGTCATAACTTCGGATTTCTCCGTGCCGTCCTTGAACGTAATCAGAACGTAGTAAGCGTAGCTGTTGCCGCGTGGTGCTTTGTAATCGACAACGTGCTTTTCAATCTTGCCGCGATTGCTGACAAACTGGTCATGTTCGCAAACCTTGTCAGCGTGAATGCTGCTTACCGTTCCTGAGCGCATGACAAGCTCGGCAATGCCTTTGTAGTCTAGGATTAAAGTGCATTCCTTGCCGTAGGGAATCAAGTGCGCCCGTCGTCCGTCTGGTTCAATGCCAAGTGCCGACAGGTCAAGCAGGCACTTCATGAAGCTCTCCGGTGTGCATTCTTGCAGCTTCGGCGTCCTTGTAAGCGCGGTGATTGCTACTCGCGCAAATCGGTCAGCGTTTAGATGTTTCGGCAATGCCAGCGCAAATTGCGCTTTGACGTTTTCTTCCGACAGCAAGCCTTTCAACGTGCGCGGTTTTTTTGTTTCGGTTATTTCGCTCATAGTGCTTGTGTTGTTTGCAGGTCAAAAAGGAATGGCAGAATCGTCATCATCAGTTGTCGTCCGCTTCGTTGCCGATGATTGCGGCATGTTCCTATCGGGAAAAACGTAGGTCTTGGCATTGCCGACAATAGGCGTTTTCTCCTTTGCTTCGCGTTGTTGCTTGGTAGGTGACATGACAAGCATGTGAGTGTTTCCGTATTGATCCTCACCGTCGCGGTTTTCGCGCATGTCGATGTCGAGATACAGTGCTGATTTGCCTTGAAAAAGGCGACTTTCTTCAACGTCTACAATCAGGTATGTCCTGCCGTTTTTGCCCGGCTTAATTGCGGCAGATGGTATTTTCAATAGGTCGATTTTTAGTTTGTGTAGTTGATTGCTCATAGTGTTTTGATTTCGATGTTTTGATAGATGGTTTCAAGTTTGCGGATGCAGCAGGTGATTTCCTTCTTTGCGCTGGTCAGCTTTTCGCGGAGTTGGTTGATCTCGTCGGCAGCGGCAATGATAAGCTCGGACGGCAACGTGAGTTTGTATGGCTCTAATTGTTGCGCATCCTGCGCGATGTAAAGAAACAATGTCACCGAATTGTTTCCCGTTGCCGCCGTCGCCTGAACAGTTGACGACGACAACGGGCCTGTTTCCCGGTCTGCCACACGGCAGTGAGAGTGTTCTGGAATCATGACAGCACGATCCCCCTTTGCTTTAGTAAGGATTTGATTGCTGCGATCCTGCCGATGTCCCAGCGGTCGTGCTGGTGCTTGCGCTGTAAATCGCGAAGGATTTTGACAAGACTGTCAGTCGAATAGTCGCGGATTGCGTTTTTGTGATTGGTCATATCAGTCATTTTTGATTGTTTCCTGTTCGATGTCATCATTCCAAATTCCGTCCGTAAAGTTTCCCGGCCTGCATGTCTTGCAGTCGTCAGCACCGCATAGACCGTCACGGC